TACGGAACTCAGGCTATATTCTCAGAGGGCATCTCTGTGGATAACCTAAGCTGCTTGATACTAGCAACTCCTGTGAATAATGAGCCTCTGCTGACTCAGCTAATAGGGCGTATCATACGCAAGAAAGAGGGCAAAAAACCTCCTGTAGTGATAGATATACACCTAAAGGGGAATACTGCACGACGTCAAGCTTCCAACAGGATGGGGTACTATATCAAAGAGGGATATAAGATAAACCAGCTATAAAAAAATAGTTCTTGACATTAGTGACATTTTAAGGTATAATATGCTCTTATATAATTGGAATAAAGTATTTAAAACTTGCAAAGCGAATCCACCCGAAATCATCCGAGTGTTCAAAATGTTAGTTGACAAGGAGTTGCCCTTAAATAAGTATGACCCTGTGTACAAGTACGCAGACATAGATTTTTCTGGGCAGAGCTTTTTAGTTCACCCCGACGTTCTACTGTACCAACTATATAAATATTCTTACCGAGATGTTTGCATATACATCGCTTTTGCAGCTTTACGCTCATATGGCGAATATCAAGCGTCCGGTAAAATAACCTTGGATCTACTGCACTTGCAACTAGATCCTGCAATCTTTATAAACAATAATAGACTACTTTGGTTAGAAGGTGATGATATCCATTTCCTTCACGAAGAAGTCCCAACGGAGAAAAACTAGATATGGCAATATCATTTGGACAACAAAAAGGTTCTGCAAAGAAAACTTCCATCAGTACTTTTCAGTACAAAGACGGTGACAACCGTATGCGTATTTGTGGCGACATTCTCGCTCGCTATGTGTACTGGGTGAAAGGTGAGAACGACAAGAACATTCCTCTGGAGTGTCTGTCCTTCGATAGAAATGCAGAAGCCTTCACAAACAAAGAGAAGGATTGGGTACGTGAGTACTATCCTGACCTCAAGTGTGGCTGGAGCTATGCTACACAGTGTATTGACAACGGCGAAATCAAAGTTGTGAATCTCAAAAAGAAGCTCTGGGAATCAATCATCAGTGCCGCTGAAGACCTCGGCGATCCTACTGATCCAGTAACTGGCTGGGATATTATCTTCAAGCGAGTAAAGACTGGCCCTCTGCCCTATAATGTAGAGTACCAGCTTCAGGCTCTGAAGTGTAAGCCCAAAGCTCTCAACGATGCTGACATGGCATTAGTAGCTGACATCAAATCTATGGACGAAGTAATGTCTCGCCCGACTCCTGACGCTCAGAAAGAGTTGCTGGATCGTGTACGACAGGCTAGCACATCGGAAGTTGATGACACTCTTGAAGCAGAATTCAACGTAGGATGATCCTATTTACCGCAGACTGGCACTTGAAACTGGGGCAGAAGAATGTCCCAGTTGACTGGGCGAAGAAGCGATATGAGTCCTTCTTCTCTCAAATTCACGAGATAGAAAAAGAGTGTAGTATGCACATAATTGGGGGCGATCTCTTTGATCGTCTTCCAACTATGGAAGAGTTGGAGTTGTACTTCACATTCATAAGGCAAGTAGGAATACCTACTCTAATTTATGATGGGAACCACGAAGCCACTAAGAAGAACAAGACCTTTTTTAGTCAACTAAAGCAAGTGAGTAGGGATATTAATCCTTTCATTCACATTGTAGACTTGTCCTATGTGGACAAAGACAGAGGGTTCAACGTTCTACCTTATGCAGACTTACATAGAAATAATAGTATAGAAGCCTTCAATACTCAGTGGCCTCTGTTTACTCATGTACGTGGAGAAATCCCACCGCATGTGAAGCCAGAAGTTGAGCTAGAGAGATTTGAAGACTTCCCAGTAGTGTTTGCAGGCGACTTACACGCTCATAGTAATACGCAGCAAAATATTGTGTACCCAGGAAGCCCTATGACTACTTCGTTTCATAGAAGCATAGTAGAGACAGGCTACCTTTTGATCAATGATAGAGACTGGTCTTGGATGTGGGAGAAGTTTGAACTACCACAACTGTTGAGAAAGACAGTACAAAACCCAGACGATATGATACCCAGTGACTATCATCACACAATATACGAACTGGAAGGTGATATACAAGACCTTTCAAAGGTTAAGAACTCGGAGCTGTTAGATAAGAAAGTAGTAAAACGTAGTACGGAAGCAACACTTGTTCTCACTAAAGACATGACTGTCGGAGACGAGCTAGCAGAGTACTTGACCTACATTCTAGAACTCCCTAATGAAAAGATATCAAGTATTATAGGAACTTATAATGATTACTCTCAAACAGCTACAGTGGAATAATTGTTTTAGCTATGGCTCTGACAATGAGTTATTACTTGATGAGAATACTGTAACTCAGATTATTGGAACTAATGGCACTGGAAAGTCGTCAATACCTCTAATCATTGAGGAAGCTCTGTATAATAAAAACTCAAAGGGTATAAAGAAAGCAGACATTCCTAATAGGTACCAAGGTAACGGCTATAATATAAGGCTTACCTTTACCAAGGATGCAGATAACTATACAGTAAGTATAGATAGAAAGACCACAGTTAAGGTAAAGCTAGAAAAGAATGGCGAGGATATCTCCAGCCACACTGCTACTAATACCTATAAAACAATACAGGAGATAATTGGAGTAGACTTCAAGACTTTCTCTCAGTTGGTTTATCAAAGTACAAATGCAAGCCTACAGTTTCTAACTGCCACAGACACAAACCGTAAGAAGTTTTTAATTGACTTGTTACACCTTGAAGGGTATGTAGAGCTGTTCGATGTATTTAAAGAAGAGTCTAGAAAGCTGACACTAGAAATTAGTGGGGCACAAGCCGCTGTTGATACAGTGCAAAAATGGCTCTCAGATAATAAATTGAGTGATAGTAACATACTTCCCATGTTGGATTTACGAATAAACACGGAAGAAGAAGAGAAAGAGTTCCGTCACTTGACGAAGGAAATTGAAAATATCGTAGAGCGGAACAAAAAAATCTCTAAGAATAATCAATTAATTGACTTACTGGCACAGATTGATTTACAGGATGTACAAAATCCTTCAGTAACGGAACGAAAGTCGTACGATACACTACAAGAAGAAGTAGGAAACTTTACGCAAATCGCAGCGGGGTCGAAGCGACTCTTAACAAAGTTAAACCAATTGGGGGATACTTGCCCTACTTGCGAGCAGTCAGTAGACTCCGAGTTTGTAGATGATTTAAAAAAGGAAGAGACTGATAAGATTTCAGTGTCGGAGAGAGAAATTGGAAAGATTGAAACAGAAATTAAAAGCATTAAAAGGGATAATAATGAGTTCACGCGTCTACAGACTCTTGAAGCGGATTGGAAAGAAATTTACCGCAGTGTGGACAGGGATCTTCCTACGTCTCTCCTGGACAAGAACGAGCTTGCGGAAAGGCTGGCGGACGTTCGAGCTGACTTACTTCAACGAAAAGAGCAGTTGGAGAGCACAGCAAAGGAAAACGAAAAAAGAACAAAGCACAACACCAGGATCCAAGTAATACAGGAGCAGACAGACTCCTTTCTAAAGCAGTCAGAAGAGCTACAGGAAGTACTTGCAAAGCAGCAAGGACTTGCCTCTAACTTAGATGTACTAAAGAAAGCATTTAGTACTAATGGACTGCTTGCTTACAAGATTGAAAACCTTGTGAAAGAATTGGAAGAGATGGCGAATACTTATCTAGCAGAGCTGTCTGACGGTAGGTTTACTTTAGAGTTTGTAGTATCAAATGATAAGCTAAACGTACAAGTCACAGACGACGGCAAAATAGTAGATATCCTCGCACTTTCTTCAGGAGAGCTAGCTAGAGTAAACACAGCGACTCTTATAGCTATTCGTAAGCTAATGAGTAGTATATCTAAGTCCAAGTTAAACATACTTTTCTTAGATGAAGTTATTGCAGTATTAGACGACACGGGTCGCGAGAAGCTGGTAGAGGTTCTTATCGAGGAAGATTTGAACACATACATAGTATCTCACGGTTGGACTCACCCACTCCTCGATAAGATCGAAGTAGTGAAAGAAGAAAATATTAGTAGATTGGAGTAAAATGGTTGACAGTAGAGCAAAAGGAGCTAGAGGAGAGTATCTAGTACGCGACTTATTACGAGAGCATACTGATCTTCAGTTCGAGAGAGTACCAATGTCAGGTGCTTTGGAGTACTTAAAAGGAGATTTGTACGTTCCAAATGAGAAAAACTTCTTTTGTATAGAGGTAAAAAATTATGCTGAGTCGCCGCTCACTGATAAAATACTTACACAAAAGAAGACAAACCATCTAACCCAGTGGTGGAAAAAGTTACTTATACAAGCAGAAGGAGGAGGCCAAAAGCCTCTTCTCTTCTTTAAGTATAACAGATCAAAGGTATATGTAGGTACGGCAGTATGTCCTCTACACATATCTTACCTGTATGTAAGTGACTTGGACTGCTACGTTTCTCTTGCAGAAGAGTGGTTAGACAAAGAAGAGGTAGAATTTATAAATGGCAATTAGTTTTAACGACCAGAGAAAGACGGGTACGCTTGTAGTAGACGCTCTTAACTTAGCATTTCGTTGGAAGCACGCGGGAAGGTCAGACTTTAGATACGACTATATTAAGACAGTACAGTCGTTCGCTGACTCATACAAGTGTAAAGATGTAATCATTACAGCAGACGGAGGCGCTTCTAGTTATAGAAAGGGCATACGATCTGACTATAAAGGGAATAGGAAAGAGAAGTACGCAACCCAAACGGAAGAAGAAAAAATTGCGTTTGAAGAGTTCTTTGAAGAGTAC